AGGAATTTGAAAAGGACAAAATTTAGAAATGGGATAGGGGGATTTTTCATCCGGGGAGTGGTGGCCTCGACACCTTACTGTGAGCTGCATATTCGCCCCCGATTCTCTAGTGCTGAAAGTCATTTCTTGACATCAGCACCTCGTAAAAACGGGTATGCAGCGTCCACCACGTAAATTAAAGGAGGACCATGAAAGAACGTATATATAAAGCACTTAGCGCCAGGTATAATGCTCAAATGGAGGAGGCTCTTCTTAAAATAGACCTGCTTCTTGAGAAAAGCCACCCCAGCATTGTCAATGTTGTTGATAAATTGCTCGGAGAAGTGGCTGATGCTGAAGCAAAGATGGCGAAATTAAGGCAGTTTTATGGCAGCAATTAGGCAACAAATCCTGAATGTCTCAGGATTCTCACATTCTCATGGGTATAGGAAAGGCCTGAGAGACCTGAGAGATTCTATATATAGGGATGTCAGAAACAATTATAGTTTTAAAAAAAAAAAAATAGTTCAAAATAATCTGTCAATGTGTCATTTAGAAAGAAAAGATAATAAAATCAATGGTTATTTAAGGAAAATACTGTCAAATTGTATGACATTTCATATTTCACAATCTGTCAGATATGTCAGTAGGTATCAAAAACATAGCAATACCAACAAAATATTCGCAAAGAAAAAACTTTTGAACTTTCTAAAATCTTTAAAAGTTCCTAGATTACTATATACAATTTAAATATGCTCAAAGGAAAAAAATCAAAATATAGACATGTCATGATTAACAAGAAGAGGTTCTACTTCTATAAGATCTCTTGGCTTGACATCACTGCAGACGGGGGTCATGCTTCCGCCGAGGAGTTTGATAAGTTTGAATGCTCTAAGATGATAACTTTTGCGTATCTTTATAAGAGGACAAAAAAATTTATATGGACCTTTGCTAGTTATGACGCGAAAGATGAGGCCTATTCGGACAGGAACGTTTTTCCTATCGGATGTATTTTAAAGTTAGAGAAAAGGAATGTGGAACCGAGGTAGATTATGGAGAGAGAAGGACGCTATAAAGTAATAAGAGAAAAGGAGGACGACATGATTCGTGAAAAGATCATAGATACCAGGAAACAACAAAAAGGTTTACTCGCAGGTAATCCTGTTTACAAACCATTTAGATACCCTTGGTGTTATGATGCCTGGTTGACCCAGCAGCGTATACATTGGCTACCTGAGGAAGTGCCTATGTCGGATGACGTTAGGGACTGGCAAAAGAATATAACGCCGGGAGAGAAGAATCTACTTACACAGGTCTTTCGATTCTTTACGCAGGCTGATGTAGAAGTGAATAACTACTACATGGGTCATTGCATGAATGTCTTTAAACCAACAGAAGTTAAGATGATGCTTTCTGCGTTTTCTGCCATGGAGACAGTACATATGGCGGCTTATGCCCATCTACTTGATACCGTGGGTCTACCTGAAACAGAATATTCAGAATTTTTAAAGATTAAAGCCATGAGAGACAAGTATGATTACTTGCAGGGATGTAAGTCAGATAATCTACATAATATTGCGAAAACAGTTGCTATTTGTAGTGCTTTCACCGAGGGTGTGCAGTTGTTTGCGAGCTTTGCAATCTTACTTAATTTTCCACGACATAATAAGATGAAAGGCATGGGCCAGATTATTACCTGGTCGGTGCGAGACGAAACACTTCATTGTAGTTCAATGATTAGATTATTCAGAGAGCTTGTGAAAGAGAATCCGCAGATTTGGACTCAACGATTACAGAATGAAATTTATGAAGCGTGTAGGATTGCTGTTGCGCAGGAGGACGCCATGATTGATCTCTCTTTTGAGCAGGGTCCATTAGAAAATCTAAAACCTAAAGATGTTAAGCAATATATTAGATGGATTGCTAATCGAAGATTAGAACAATTAGGTTTAAGTAAGTTCTACAATGTCAGTAAGAATCCTTTGCTGTGGCTAGATTCAATATTAAACGCAGTTGAGCATATGAATTTCTTTGAGGGTCGTTCTACTGAATATTCTAAAGCTGCAACAAGAGGTACGTGGGATGAGGCTTTCAAAGACCTTAAGTCGCCTTACTTTGACATGTTAGAGAAGAATAAAATAGTTGGAGAGAAGGAGTTCTTCAAACCAAATGTGGAATCCTGATAAATTATATATACTTTTTATGGTAGGAATTATTATAGTTTTATCCTTACATCTTCTGTATCAGTACGGGTAGATGACTTCTTTAATTCCTTTTTTCTTTTTCTTGGTTTTGATAATTTTTCTAGCTTGGGCTGTTGTTCACTGGAGGTAACATTTAAAATCGGTGCGTAATCGTCTAAAATTTGTTTCATCTTGGCTTCTAATTCTAGTTCTGACAAGTCTTCTAATTTCCCATGCTTTATTATTTTTCGTTCTATGTATAGGCCTCCTGCTTTGCCGCGATTTGTTTCTGCGTTTACAGCTGCCGAAAAGCTGTTCTTCTTCAGAGCCGCTTCTCGAAGACGAGCCAATTCCGCCAAGTGAGTATCATAAGTAACTTTGTGTTTTTCTAGTCGTTCTTCTTTGAGTTTACCCACGTATTGTACTACGAGTGGGCTGAGTCTAGGGTTCAGAAGTTCCGATCCTTCCTGTCTTGCTCTTTTAGCGCTATAGCCAGCAGCAACGGCTGCTTCCCCTTGAGTCATAGGCCCTTCATGGCCGCCAAATACTACAAATTCGGCGAATCTCATCTGCATTTCAGTTAGTCTTTTTGGTACACCCATGCTTGACTTTTTAAGGTAACTGTTCTATAATGTCAACCATGACAGAAGAAGTGAATATATTCAAAAAGATGAGGGAATTACACCGACAAGAAGTGTGGGGCCTTAAAAAAGAATTAGCGAAGTCTGCATCAGACGGTAATTTGTTAAGAGGCGCTAAACAGGTAGTCGACGAGGCCTATCGCACTATTCATAATTTAGAGGATCGCATCGCAGAGCTTTTGGAAGTAAATGAGAATCATCAAAAATTAAATGGTAAATTACAAACAAGAGTGACGGAAGTTGAGGAAGATAATCAAAAGTTAGCTGCTCAGATTGAAGATAAAATTAATCAAATGAGAAAATCAGGCCTTTAATGTATGTCAAACATCTCCAAGAATACTTAGATAAATTTACTGAAGGACCTAATGGTCAAAGAGGAAATGCAGTTAGTAATGCCAAGATTTTTATCTTGCGTAATAATCACTTGGAAGAAATCAAAAGAATTGAAGTACACGAATCGCCCGCGGATCCTAAAAATCCGATGGATGCTTCGGTCAGAGTAGTGCTCAAACCCCAACGAGAAGAGAAATTAATACTACCTCCAGGGTACGTTAGAGACTACTAGGTTACTTTAAAAATGAGATGGGGCCCGAACGGAAATTATACCAAAAACTTAAAAAGAATTTGCCTATCATTAAGTGGACTAGGCTTGAAAATCTTAGTGGTTTTGGTACTCCTGATTGCTTGGGCTACAACAGTTCTGGCAACTTTTTCACTGTTGAGTTAAAAGTTTCAAAAGGTAATCGAGTTCGGTTTTCACCGCATCAAATTTCGTTTCACGTGCAACATCCTAATAACTCCTACATTCTTATTGAGGCCCTTGGTCCAAGATGCCTTAAACTTTTTCCAGGATCCATGGTCCGTGATCTATGCGCCCAGGGCCACGGATCCCTGAAGCCGCTTGGTGGTTCATGGTCCGAGATTCAAAAAATTTTTGATCAGGTTGCTTGAAGCTTGGAGCTTGGGGCTTGGAGCTTGGGGCTTGGAGCTTCTGTCAATAGGACATATTGACGCGCGACAATTTGTCGCACGCTTGGAGCTTGATCCCCGATCCAACAGGGGTGCACTGTTCGAAATTTTGCCCATTGGATCGGGGATCAAGTTCATCCTTCTAGAAGTCCTTCGGGACGATTGGAGCTTCTGGATTAAATTTACGAGCATATCTAATAATCTCGCCATCCCTGTTCGTGGACCAATGCCAATTGGCCATCGAGCCGTTGGTAAACTCACCGTAACATTCTGCAATGTCCAGCATGGCTGAGCCTAGTTTAGTTTTTGTGAGCCTTCTTAATCCAGCGAAGTCTTTAGTTCCAGCTAGACTAAAAATTGTTTCGATTGCTTCCAGAGCTTTTTTTTCTCTTTCATATTCGAAACCATTCTTGTTTATTTCTTCTATTAATCTTTTCATAACATTTCTCCTTTTATAAATTAAACAGGATCCTAGTATATCCTATTGGCCCTGGATCTCAAGAAAATAATTGAGTTATCCACAAATTTATTTACATAATCTGGCCCAAAATGGACATAGAGTATTGTTTACTTATCCTATAAAATGTGGTACACTTGGCAGGTGGCTGGGGTTGGCGCAGGGTATATAGGAAAAAGAATACAACTCTAGGTTGTGCGCCCCTCCTCCTCCGACACTGTAATTTTTTGTCAATAGGACAAATTGTCGCACG